TACCTGGCTGATGGTCAGATTGACGCTGATGAGATCAACAAGTCCTTTGGCAAGATTGCCGAAAAGACTGACAAGAAAAGCTAAGACCTTAGCTTCGAGCGTTCCTCAGCGGTAGTGCCACCCCAGATGCCTACCATCCCTGCTGATAGGGCATAGTCAAAGCACCTTAGTCTGACCGGACAGTCGTTGCAGACTTCCTTAGCTACGGCAATAAGTTTCTTACGCAGATACAGGTCCGGCTCATCTTCAGGGAAAAAACACTCTGGCAGTTGACTGCACTCAACGCCCCCATTCTCGCTGATCGCGTGTTGCAGCTCAATGTATTTGCGTTCCAGTTGTCTAAATGTCATAGGCCGACACTAGAGTAAAAACACGATAAATAGCAAACCCACGCCGAGAGAGTTAGCGTGGGCTTGCCGACAAGGAAAGAGAGGGAAACCTTGCCAGTTTCTAAGCTACCAACCGAGATAAACGAGTTGCAGGATGCAGTCCTGCTAGGTGACTTTGCCAACGGCTCACCGGAGTGGCACTCACTACGCAATGAACCAGGTGCAGTCGGTGGCTCAGACATCGCCGCTATCGCCGGACTAAGCACTTGGGAATCAGCAATTACTAAGTGGGCTAAAAAGACAGGACAGATTCCTGATGAAGTCGAACCCAACATGAGCATGAAGCTCGGCACAAAACTTGAGTCACCTATCTTGGAACTGTTTGCCGATGAGCACCCTGAGTTAGAGATCTACGAAACAGGCACCTGGGCAAACAAGATGTACGACTGGGCCAGAGCAAACCTTGACGGACTTTACAAAGACGCTGATGGCAACTGGGGAATTGTTGAGGTCAAGTTCTCTCGCGACTACTGGACACAAGTGCCACAGTCTTACCGAGCACAAGTGCTTTGGTACATGAAGGTCTTTGGAATAAGGCGAGCAAAGCTTGTAGCACTAGCAGGGTCTAGCTACATGGAGTTTGACATTGAGTGGGATGAGTTCGAGGCCAACACACTTTGGGAGTCTGCTCTTAGATTCCGGCAAGCTTGCCTAGATCTAAAGATGCCTGACTGGGATGGGTCTAACTCAACACTAGAAACAATCAGAGCACTTAGCCCAAACATTGAGGATGGCGAGGCTGACCTTGACGAGCTTGGGGTGCACTACTTCAACGCCGTCAATGACGCAGAGAAGGCTAACAAGCTAATGACAGACCTCAAGGCTAGAGTTATCAAAGCAATGGAAGGTAAGAAGCGAGGCATTATCTACGGCGAGCACCTGCTCAGTCTTAGATCAAGAGCCGGTGGAGCACCTTACTTGCATCACGAGAAGGGTAAGTAAATGGCACAGTTCAACCTCAACGATTACGAAACAGTCGAGCAACGCATCAAGCGTTTCTATAAGGACAACCCTGACGGCAGAATCATCACCGAGAACCAGACAACGCTGCAAGACCGACAGGTGAGCACTTGGGTAGTTATGGCAAGCGTGTACCTCAACAACGAAACCGACAAGCCAAAGGCAACAGGTCTAGCTTTTGAGGTTGATGGTCAAGGTATGGCTAACAAAACATCTGCACTAGAGAACGCAGAAACATCTGCAATCGGTAGAGCACTTGCTAACGCCGGATACTCAGGCAATAAGCGAGCCACACGCGAGGAGATGGCCAAGGTTGCAAGGGATAAGAAACCAAGTGCAACTGCTAAAGACTGGCTTGCAATGGCAGCAGAATTAGGCAATGACCTTGATGGTTTACGCTTGCTATACAGCGAGGCCAAGACTGGTGGGGCTGACACAGCAACGCTAGACAAGATCAAGGACATCGCCAATGGACTATCAGGCTCAAAGGATTCTGCTTAGTTCCATACTCGAAGTGCAAGAGTGTCTGCATGAGCAATACGACAAAGGTGAGCTAGACATCCTCACCGACCTATGGCGATTACAAAGAGAGAAAGCTAGAAGGCTAAGAGATGGAAATTATTACACCAGGCCACATAGTCCAGGAGCTACAACGCCTGACAAGCGAGATGGACAAGGGAGCTAACGCACTCTACGATGCCGAGTGCAAGATGGCTGATGCTGAGGCTGCCTACGACAAGGCAGTGTCTTTAGCCTTCTTGAACAACGCTGGCACTGTCGCAGACCGGCAAGCTGTGGCTAAGTTACAGGCAGTAGAGGAAAAGCTAAAGGCTGATCTAGCCAAAGCCGAATACAACAGGGTCCGAACCAAGCTAAAAACCTTGTCAGACCAAGCCACAATGATGGCAGTTATCAGCAAAAATGTCGAAATACAGTGGAAACACGCCTAGCTGGTAGCCTACTTGGGTGATTGCCGAAACCTGCTCATGTGGGGCCAAGTTCAGGACTGATGAACCTGAGCCACTCAAGCTTGTCCGAGAGTGGAGAAGAAAACACACTTGCCAGGAAGCTGCACCAGAGTCGCGTGACATCGAAACCACAAGCAGCATCGGGTTTAGTGCTGACTATCGAGGCACCGGACTAGATCTACCTGCTAAAAAATACGACCCTTGGGAAGATGATGAATAAAAAAAGCTTCCAAAAGTTTATAGATCGCGACAAGTGTTGCAGTCACTGTGGGACCACAGATGACACGCTTATCCCACAGCATCGAGCCAACAGAGGCATGGGTGGGAGTAGAGCCTTAGACAGACCCAGCAACATCATTGTGCTTTGCAGTGCTGCCAACTTTATGCTTGAGTCCAACGCTAGGTTTGCCGAGATGGGCAGGTTATTCGGCTGGAAGCTAGAGCGACACCAGGTGCCAGAGTTTACCCCTGTTTACATGGGTGACGGCTGGTGGCTGTTAGATAACGACTTCAACAGGACACCGGTGCCAAATAACGACATCGAATACTTTTAGGGTGCTAAGGTAAAAACATAACTAAATAAAAAGGCCCCCCTGAGATAACTCAGAAGGGCCGATACCAACAAGTCGGTGTTGGCATCACTCAATTATAGTGTGCCAACCTTTTAGAGGAAGGCACATTTGTGTTTAACTGGGACAATAAAAACCTTGCCGAGGTTCTTGAATACTACGGCGGAAACATCTTCATGGCCGAGATGGATTACCAGGCTATGGGGCTCGACAACGGCCAATGGGTAATGCTAGTCAAAGAGGGCTACGATAACAGAGTCATTAGCCCAACTGTCATGATGCTGATGGCTGAGAGAGCAGCAGCAAGATGAGCATCCAGATTATGAACGCTGTTTGGCGTGAGAGTAAATCAAAAGGCCGAGCCAGATTGGTCCTGTTATCTATCGCTGACCACCAAGGCGAATTAGGTGCATGGCCTTCAATCGAAACCTTGGCTAACATGGTCAACTCATCGCCTAGATCTGTGCAGCGTGACATCCAAGACCTTATCGAGCTGGGTGAATTAGTTGTCGAGTTTAGATCTGCACCGACCTACGGACCCTACAAAGCCAACCGGTATTTTGTGAACTTGCCAGGGGTGACAGATGGGGTTTCAGAGGTGACAAAAACCGCTTCAGAGGTGACAGATTTGGAGTCAGAGGTGACAGAATCGGCTTCAGAGGTGACAGCAGGTGGCGTGTTAACCCTTAATAGAACCCTAAAAGAAACATTAACTAAACAGGCTGATGAATCCTTTGAAACCTTTTGGAATCTTTACCCTAAAAAGGTAGCTAAAGCTGATGCCCTAAAAGCATGGAAGCAAGTGCTAAAAAAGAAAACCGCTGATGAGATGATTGGCCTCACCAAAGCGTATTCGGAAAGTAAACTACCCGACATGACCTACATTCCCTACCCAGCATCATGGCTTAACAAAGGACTCTACGAAGCAGTGGAGAACGACAAACCTGCACCTCGAAGCAAACCAATCTTTGGCAGAATCAAGTGAGTGAGTTCGAGCAGTTAGTCATCGGCTCTGTCCTGCTAACAAATGGCAAGGCACTCGATGACCTAACGCTCACAGCCAAAGACTTTGATGATCTCGGACACGAGAAAATCTACACAACAATGCTTGAGATGAAGCAAGCTCGCCAGCCGATAGATGTCATCACAGTCGGGGCAATGCTGCCTAAGCTTGCCAGCTACCTGCACGACTGCATCACAGCAACCCCAACTGCTGCATCTGTCAGCTACTACGCCGAGCGAGTCATCGAGGAAGTCACCAGGCGAAAGCTTGCTCATGCCGGTCAAGTCATAAACATGAAAGCCCAGCACGAGGACTTGGCAACAGTTATAGATCAAGCCAAGAAAGAGATTGACAACCTAAGTGATCGCAACACAGCAAGCCGACCAAGCTATGTCAGCGATGAGCTCATTCCTTACCTTGACGAGATAGACAAGCCAAAGAACTATCCACTCAGCCCTTGGAAAGACCTCAACGACATCCTTGGGGGTTTTAGACCAGGTGCCCTTTACATCATCGGTGCTCGACCTGGTATTGGTAAGACCATAGTTGGCTTGCAGATTGCTTGGGAACTATCGAAGCAAGGTCCGGTCAGCTTTCACAGCCTTGAGATGGGCAAGTCAGAACTCTACAACCGAATCATCTCGATGGAAGCTGAGGTTTACATTGGCAACATTGAAAAGGGCACACTCAAAGACATTGACTGGGACAAGATTGCAAGAGCTAAGGAAAAGATAACCAGCCATCAGCTTGCCATCCATGACAAGTCAGGACAGAACCTTTTGCAGATTAGAGCTATGGCAAACGGAGTCAAAGCTAACGGCCAGCTTAGGGCAATCGTTGTTGACTACCTTGGCTTGATTCAGGACACCGAGAAGGGCCGAAAGCGTTATGAGATGATTACCGACATCTCCATCGGGCTAAAAAACCTTGCTCGCGATCTCGAAGTGCCGGTTATCGCATTAGCCCAGCTCAACCGAGGACCAGAGCAACGCAAGGATTCCAAGCCCGACCTAGCCGACCTGAGAGATTCAGGCGGTATCGAGCAGGATGCAGATGCAGTAATTCTGCTGCACAGAGAGTCAATAGCTGAGGATCAGTTCGAGTGGCAAAAGAGCTGGATGATTATGAAGGTCGCTAAAAACCGACAAGGTGGCTTAGGCGAAGTAGGACTCAAGTTTGAGGGTCACCTGTCCAGAGTTGTCGAAGGCTAAGATTATGGCGTGGATGACAATGTGGCACTGTGTTGCCGATGTGGTGCTACCTGGAAGGTCAACACCCATAAACGCAAGAGGAAAGACCTCAAGTGCCAGTCCTGCCGGATGCACCGAGCCTTGGTCATCAAGTACGGCTCTGAGAAGTGCATCCCTTGGCAAGGCGAGTTTGACAAGGCAACCCTTACTGTGCCAATCTTTGATGGCCAGCCGGTCCTACCTGGCATTAGATCTTGTGGCCACACAGACTGCACCAACCCCAATCATGTCTTAGGTGACCACTAAAGTAAAACAACAAGAGATAAGGAAAAAAGAGATGGCAAGTATCAAAGTAAAAGGCACCATTAGCCGAGTATTCTACGAAGGCAAGGGCATCGAGCTGACCGAGGCTTACACAACCAAGGCTGGCGAAACAATCAACAAGCGATACACAGTATGGCTAAAGGCACCGACAACCTATGACATCGGTGATGAGTTGCAGGTTGAAGGACTTTACAGCTCAGAGATTGACAACTGGACCAACAAAGAGGGCGAAGCCAAGCAGTCAATCAAGGTAAGCATCAACAACCCTTACATCACCCCAGCCGACCCAGCTCAGGTAGTCAAGTCGTTGTTTGAGCCAACCCACGAGCCAAGCCCCTTTTGAAAAATCTCCGTTGGCTAGTCCCAGCACTAACTGCTGGGGTGCTCCTTAACCTATCGCTCAACACCACTAGCGTTCTTGGTGGTCTGGGGCTGGCCTTCGGTCTTATCTATGCCATCGCTGCCATAATGGGAGCATGGGAACTACATGGCAGAGGTAAG